AATACCAACACTTATTTGACTATCTATTCCAATATTGCATACACTAACAGCACTTTTACTACTGTGCCAGAGCAAAATCGTCTACTATTCAAGTATACTGTCAAGTGTGCCATACTGTGCCACTCAAAATCGACCCTTTGGCACAGCTATTAGTCAACAATACCAACGATAAAACGTCAAATTTGGCAAGTGTGCCACTGTGCCAAGCACTTTTTTTTTCTACAAAAAAAAAAAATTACCCTAGAATTCCACTTATGTGTGGCACAGTTTAGAATGATTCTAAAATTTATATGGTTTAGTACCAATTTTCACTATTTTTTTAACACCAGACCCCTGCAACTCTAGAGTTGCATAAGGTTTCCACGCTTTGCGCATCAAGTTCAGCTCTAAAATAAGATTAGACCACTGCTTTGGTGATATGTTTTTACTTTGTATTACTACTTTTTTCATAATTTACGGGGCTTCCACTCTCGCTTCCACCCCATTCCCCAGGGAAATCATTTACGGTATGTAGTAGATTGTAAGTAAAGGTTTCTTGAATCCTTCTTCAACACTATACGCCACGCAGAAGAACTATTTTGTTTACCTATCAATTTACTTTCCTGTAATTCTATTTTACCAATCTCATTAAGACTGCCTTGATCGTTTTCCATATAAATAAAACAATCTGATATAGCAGTACCTTTGTTGCCATTGGTAAACTTACCTAGTATCTGTTGTAAATCTCTTAATCTTAAACTCATTAATTCAACCTGTCTTCCTCTCTAATTTTTGGATACATTTCTTGGTGTCTCCTTGCCACATTCTTGACAAGTTTATACCACTTTTCCTTCCACATCTTTTTCATATCACCTTCAGTTTTATTGTATGCATTTGCAATACTATCCAACTGCTTGATGTCTTTGTTTATAGTACTCATCAACCCTCCCTAAAAATTGGTGTTTATATTTTTGGAACTCCTTACCTTCAATAACGAATTCCTGGTAGTAATTATCTTTACTACACATCATCACCACACCCTTGGTAATTTCTGTTTTATATATAAAATTGTGGGCCATAGCGTAGGCCGCCAATTGAAGACAATAATCCCCGATCCACTCTCGGCGCTTCGGTTTGTTCGTTTGTTTAAAATCTATTATAGCATCACTACCTTTATGTACCCCAACGAGATCAGTTTGGCCCGCATACAGACCAGGATAATACAAAGTACATTCCGTGCCGTAGTACAAGGGTACATTGCATAGACCCTGCTCTATGACCCTCGTAGCCATGTTATGGGCCTGTTTTCCAACGTTAGTCTCATCCAAATAACCTTTTTCCAAGATATACATTTCAAGAATCTTATGCATTGCAGTCCCTCGCGTTGCAGACTCATTCACGATCCGCGCAGCATTCTCTTCTCCCATCTTTTCGCGCCACTTTTTTAACCCTTCCTTCTTCTCGGTCGGTTCAGTTGCGGATAATATAGTTGTAACACTTGGTAACTTTTCTTGATTATTAATATTATAATGACGTCTACCTTCTATCGCTTCGCGTACCGTTTTTGGATATATAAATTTATTTTCTCGTTTCATTAGTGTTTTAACCCAAACCTTCCATCTTTAATATCTTGAAACAATTGTTCAGCGTCGTGCCAAATTATAATACCATCTTCAATAGTATGGTCAGCTTCTCTTAAACGTCTTTTAATAGAATTATCTAATTTACGATCGCCAGTTTTTAAATAACTCCAATCTCTATGTCCATATTTTTCTATACAATATTCGTCTATTACATCATTTACATTTTTCATATGTTCCTTAAGTCATTGATATTATTAAGTTTATTTAACTTCTCTTGTTTTATTTCGTAAAGTGGAGCGTGTGTTTTAAAAGAAGTTCCATCGTCCCTTGTTCGAAGATCTCCTTTATTATAAAAGTCAGCTGTCTCTAAAAAATTTTTCTTATCTAACCAACCACAAAGTTGTACGTTCTTTGTATTACGATTTATATTTACAAATAATAAAATATCACTGGTCATTTCTTTTTGATAACCAACAAAGTTATGAACCCAGTCATCTCTCATATCATGTTTACGGAGCATAGATTTTATATCTATCTTTTTATCATTCACTAAAATATCGGTATCGATTCTACCCTCATTATAATTAGGAGGATCCATCTCTAACAATCGATAAGTAGTCAACTCACCAATCAAACCTGTATATTGTTTTTCATAGTTACCATTGAATCCGGAACTACGGTTACCAAAGTTTTTATATTTTAAAACTTCGACGGCTTTTTGTCTGTCATCATTATTTATTTCTATATTAATCATTGTTTAATCCACATCTTGTAGTGTTCAAAATTTACTACATTATCTGTTACAACATTTTCAGGTATACTAGTGTAGTGTTCAATTACTTGAGTAATTTTACCTAACTTCGTATGTGCGTAAGGAAATAATAAACAACAAACCTTAAACGCATCGCGAAACACACACCTCCATTTATATTGTTTAAGATAAGGAGTGCCATCTGTTCTTTTACCTTTTACTTTTTTAGGTCGTAAGGTCCCGACTCCTAAAACTTCATGTAACCAAATTAAAACGCTACGATCAGTCATAGTAATCTCCATAGAAATTCTCATAGAGTTAGACATTCGATATCCATTCTTTTTGTGATTTTTCTTTTTCTCAAAACCGCGTTTTATATTGACACTTCCCTCACCATCAAAAAGCCCTGCTATATAGGCAATATCTACATCGTTCATTGTAGTCTAGCCTTATCTACTTCGACTAATAAATCTTGTAATGTTTTAACAGTTGTATCTTTGTTAACAATCTCATCATTAACTAATTGCTCATACAACTCTGCCACTACCTCGCCTTGCGAATTGCAGGTAGGACATTGATGTACTTCGGTATAAGAACCATTGCTCTCCCTTAAATAACCATTGCCTTTACAATGATCACATATCACCTTAATCTTTTGTTTTTCCATTCTTATACCCTAACTTCTTTGCTGCACGACTAGCCAGTGCTTCAATTGTTTTACTAATAGTAAGCTGCGCATCTAAAAACTTACCGTCTGCTAAATAGTTTAGCTTCTTGTAAGTATCTATTGGCACAGATACTGATTTAAATTTATTTGGATCTGCCATTTTTTTTATACTCCTTTTTTATTTTAAACCATTTTGGTTGTGTTTTTCTTTCTTTTAAAACGTGTTCCATTAAGGACAAAGCTTCTTCTTGTATTTCTTTATTAGTTTTATTTGGTCCACCTCCACCAGCAGAGTATTCAAAATTTATTTTTACTTCGTAATTAAAATTTCTCATATTTCCTTTCTTTAATTAGTATTAATATATGGGAATCTATACCAATAAAACAATGCTTGTCAAACATTTTATTTTATTATAAAAAGAAAGTCTCTTCTCACACCTTTTGTTTGTTCGTCCCTTTCTTGGGACGAGCAGACAATTTAGAATGATTCTTAAGTAGCTATTTTATCTTCGTCTTTTATAGGTGCACAGACAAATTTAGGGTACAACTGTAAGTTGTTTATTTGTTCTTCAGTAAAATTACCATCCGCGATCAGTATTTCATATGCCTCAACCAATCCAGCACGCATACAATCATAGTGACTATCAAATGTTTTTGGATAGTTTGGATTTGTGTAACAATCTCCGCCTGTAATAGAACAAATAAAAACAGTAAGTAAAAATTTCATCTAACGTCCCTGGCCCTTGTATTTCTTCCAAGATCTACGTTTAGATTTATTCATTTTACATTTACTGGGATTGCGTCCAATTGAAGTTTTGTGAAACGTAGCTTCGTGTTCAGTATGTTCTTTCCATTTTTTAGCCATCTTCGTCTAACCATTCTTTAATAAAAGGTTTGGCATTTTTAGGTGCTGTTATAACCGGTAGATAAGTTATCTTACCATTAACATGTTGTTCTAAATCTGAACCGCAGTTTATACATCTAAATAAAACTTTATCAATACCAACTAACATAGTAAATTGATTACATGTTGGACACTTGCCATTGACCACTTCAGCTTCAAGTTTAATTTTATCTTTTGCCATTACTCAAGTATTAACTTTTTTATAGATAAAGATCCATCTATATTTGTCTCAAGTTCTGCTTTAGATTTTATGCATTGATATTTTATGTGCGATTTAGATTCACGTTTCGCGACACGCTTGCCTTTGAGACAATCTGACATTGTCGGCTGGATACGTGCTTCCTTAATCTCTCCGTGTACAATCATAAGTAAAGCTACAATCAACTCTGTCATAATGTTTTACCTTTGTTGATGCCTTGCTTTATTACGTATTTTTGTGTGCCATTCTTGCCGGTTTCTACTTCTTTTTTTAAATCTTTATGTAGGCGCTGTCTTGTAACAGTTCTTTTCATCTCTG